CCGCCGGCCGTGGGCGACGCGCCGTCCGTGCCGACGGTTCCGCCACCACCTGCCGCGGGCTGGTGAGAGCCGCCGGCGGTGCCCGCCACGATGGCCGGGACGTTCGTAATGCCGGACCCGCAGCCGCCACCGCAGCCGCCGAACATGGAGCCCGTGCCAGCTCCGTTGGCCGGGACATTCGAGTGACCGCCGCCCGAGCCGCCGCCGTATTCGGCTACTGCCGTTGTCGCGGCCGAAGCGTTCCCGCTCGCCCCTGATCCACCGCTCGGCGTGGTCGGGGTTCCCGGGGCACCGCCTGCTCCTGCGGATGTCGTGCCAACGCTGCCGGCTCCGGCAAGACCACCACCACCACCGCCAGAGCCCGCAGCCGCGGTGATGGCCCCCAGCGCACCCCCCCCCCCGCCGTAGGCCGTCAGGAGTTTCGTGCCGCTACTGAACGTCGTGTTGCCGCCCGCCGATCCGACGATGCCGACGGCACCAGAAGTCCCGCCAGCCCCGCCCTTACCGACGCCCGTACCGACGGAAACCGGCTCGCTCGACGAGAGGTCCGATGCGAGGTATGGAAACTCCGCCCGCGCCCCTCCACCGCCGCCCGAGCCGCCCATGCGGACCACTGAACCCGTGGTTGATCCGCCTCCGCCGCCTCCGCCACCGGCCCCGTAGGCGATGACGCGAACGAACGTGACTCCGGCGGGCTTCGACCAGTTGTCCGAGCCCGGCGTGGTGAACGTCTGGACGTTGACCGGGGCAGGAACGGCGCCGACGATCTCCCCGCCACCGCTGTTCGTGAACTGCCAGCCGTCGCCATCCTCGTACAGCCCGAGCGAACCTGCCGCGAGGGTGAAGACCGGGGTGATCACGTTGCTCTGCGCCGTGCCGCCCTGGAATAGCTGGAACGTGTGGCTCACGGTGTCCGTGTTCACGACGAGGATCGTCTTGACGAACGCCTGCCCGGGGTTCGGCGCGGTATAGATCGTCCCGGCACTGTTCGGGAGCTGGCCCTGCGCGAGCGGGAGGTACGCCGCGGTCGTGGAGACGAGCGTCTTCCCGAAGATCGTATATGTCAGCTTGGAGGCGACATCCGCGATACCCGAGATGGTGTTCCCGGCGGCGAGGGTGAGCATTAGAACAAGTCCTCCCAGACTAAGGGGACGTATGGCGCCGCCGGCAGCCCGTGGTTGTGATCCGCGCGGGCGTAGGTCGTTCCCGTTCCCACGACGGCGCTCGCCCCGAATGAGTCAGGCCCGGTGACGGTCATGGCAGGAGATGGCGCAGGCCCCGGCAGGTCCGCGATGCTCGCCACGGGGTTGAGCGCCGTCAGCGCGGTCGGGGCGGCGTCCAGAGCGGCCTTCTCGTCGGCGGTGGGGAACCGTGCGTCCGTTGTTACTGCCACCGATACGTTGTTGACCTTGATGTCCGTCTCGGTGATGAGTGTCCCCGTGTTCCCCACGCTGATGGCAGCGCCGTTCGTCATGTAGATCCCGGCCGGCCACGGGCCCGACCCGTCTAGATCAAGGCCGCCATCCCAGTAGTCCCCGACCTCGCCCGTTTCCTTGCGCCACATCTGGCCCGTCAGGACGTTAATCCAGATCGTGCCTATCGGGTAGAGGAGCAGATCAGGTGCCGTCGGCGCTACCTCGAGAGCTACGATGCCGCGCAGCACAACCTCGCCCGCTCCGCCCGCCGCCGCACCTGGGGAGACGATCGTCGTGACGTTCGGGACGGAGGTGGTGCCGTCGGTGACGGTGAGGGGAGAGCCGACATGATCGGCGTTCCAGTCGCTGAACACGACCTCGTAGCCCGCAACGTCCGGGCCGGCGGCGTGCTTCGCGTGCTTGATGCTCATTCGGTGATCTCGCGGACTTCGATGATATTGCCGTCATGATCACGGTTCACGATCTTGCGGGTGAGCGGCGGGTTCGGCATGTTCACGATCGGCGCGGCCACGTTGACCACGGGCGCCGGGACGTGGATGTCGGGCGGGGTGTAGTTGACGGTGATCGGCTGGGCCGCCTGCGCCTTCACCGCATCGGCGAACGCCGTGACCATGCCGACCATCTCCTGTCGGCTCGACGTCTCGTCGGCCTGGATCGCGGCGAGGAACTCCATCGCCTTGTCTGCGCGCACGGATCGTCCCTCCACCGTCGCCTTGCCAGCACCAGCCAGAAGATCATTGACATAGCCGTTGACCGTCGACGCGATGGCGCCCGTGGTCGGAGCGATGGCAGCGCGCAGCGCCGTGTCCTTCTCGGCCGGGTTCGGCCACCAGATCGTGGAGTCCTTCGGCTTGCGTGCGATCTGATCGAAGTGCGAGACGACGCGCCCGATCACGTCGCGCTTCTGCGCCTCCAGGACGCGGCTCACGGCGTTCTGGAGCTGCGGGACGTGCCGCGCGGTGACGTTCTCTTTGAGCGCCTGGACGGACTGCTGGTAGGGCTTCACGGCCTTGCCCGGTCCACTCGGCGGCGTCGGGATGTTGTCATCGATCTTGACGATGGCGGCCGTCCACTCGGCGTCACCCTCGCCGACATAGGCGGGGATCTTCTTCAGGCCGGCGTTCTGTGCGGCCTTGAAACCGTGCCAGCCGTCGATCGGCTCGTAGCCCGGCGTGCCGATGACCTTCGTGTGCACGAGGATGATCGGCGGGATCGGAGCGCCCACGTCGAGCGCCGCTTCCTTGCCTGCCACGATGGTCGGGTTGCGACCCCCTGGACGACGCTCGCCGTTAACCTTCTTCATGGGGAAGGCGTCGTCATACTTCCACGCGCCCTTGCGCACGATGCCAAGGTCGGCGGGGCCCCATTGCTTGCGCAGTTGCCCGAGCACGGCCTCGGTCACGTCCTTCGCCTTGACTCCGGTGATCGGCGTGGCGCCTTCGGCACCCTGCTGCGCGGCAGACGGCGTGGGTGCGATCTGCGACGCCGTATCGCTCCATGTCGGTGCCTGCACCTGCTTGGCGGTCACGACGGGCGCTGCCATCGGAGGCTTGCCGACCGGCATCATGTTGATGCCCATCCACACCTCTTCGCCGAGTGGCTTCCCGGTCGGTCCGATGAGGTCGTCCGGCAGCGGCTCCTGCCCGATCAGGTTTCGGCGCTCATTGTTCGTGAGCGAGATGAACTGCGCCTTCTGCACCTTGTCATAGCGCGGCGAGTCGTCATCGAACTCCGGCTCTTCGAGCACGAGTTTCGGAGCCCAGCCCATGTACGGCTCCCAGCGATCGAGCAACGGCTGGATGCCCTCGGCGAGCTCCTCGAGGCGAGGATGCACGGCGTTCTGCCACAGGGCCGCCTCGTCGTACTTGCGCACATCGCCCGAGTTCAATCCTGCTGCCGTGCTGCCGCCCACCTGCGAGAGCGGCACGCCCCACAGCGCCAGCAGATCGTCGCGGTTTTTGCTCATGAGATCGATGACCTGCATCTCGGCCATCGTCGCGGCAGTGCGGATGAAGTCCACCGGCGCGCGCACGACCTGGAGCCTGCGCGCGCTCTCGGGCTGCTCGGTGATGTTGCGCCAGTCGCGCACCATCTGGTTGTAGATGCCGTCGTCTTCGATCGCGCCCTGCTTCGGAGCGAGGATGCCGGCGAGCCGCCCGCCTGCCTTCAGCACCGCCGCGAAGTGCTGATCGATCGCGCCGTTCAGCATCGCCTTCGTGAGCGCCGACTCCACTAGGCCCGGAGGGAACACGCCTTCATTCGGCGTCTCGATGACGAACAGGCGGATCTCGTCGATCGTGAGCGGTGTGCCCTCGTAGCCCGGGCGCCGATCGAGCAGCCAGCTCACGAGCTTCGTCTTGCCCTCGTACACCGGCGTCAGGCGATCGGGGCGGACGTAGCAGATCGAGGTCGGGATGCCGAAGTCATTGAGCCGATCGAGGAACCACGCCCCGCACCCGGCGAGGCCCATGTGGCGGCTCGTGATCTCCCACTCCTGCCGCCGCGTGAGCTTTGTGCCGACTTCCTTGACATCGAGCGCGCCCATCGGGTCGGAGAGCAGCGTGTACGCCTCGACGGCCTTGGGGTCGCTGTACTCCTCGTCGATCGTCTCGCCATCGGGGTCTTCGAGATGCCACGCCACCGTGCTGAACTTGCCCGAGATGACGCGCTCCGCCGCGCGGATGTAGGCGACCTCGGTGCCCAGCTTGACCGCTTGTCCCATGCGCTGCGCGTGGTCCGTGGGCAGCATCATCGGCAGCAGGAACTCGGTGTTCAGCACGCCTGCGCCGGGTCCGACTGGGCCGGACTTCATGTACTCGACGGTGCGCGGCGGCACGTAGATGCTCATGACTTCACCTCGCGCCGATCAGCGACCACGGCCAGGGCAATGAGGAACAGCGCTGCCACGCCAAGGGCAGCGGGAGGGTAGACCATCGCGGCGCCTGCCACGATCAAGGCGTAGGCGGTTTCGAGGTAGCGCTCGACGGCGGTCATGCCGCGGTGCTCGCAGTCTTCCCGGCGAGCCGTGCCCACGGGTTGTCCATGTCCGGCGCGAAAGCGATCACGCCATAGCGCAGGGCGTCGCAGGCGTCGTCGTTGATCTCGATGGGCTTCTCTTTGAAGCCACCCGCGCGGTCGGTCATCCACGTATAGCCGGGCATCTCACCTAGGAGCCCGTCGCAGGATGGATCGATCGTCATGCCGTCGTGGATCGCCGCGCTCACCGCCTGGATGCCAGCGTCCACGTCATTCCTAGCGGCTTCCATCCGAAGTCCTGCCCCGATGCACTCCGCGATGTAGGCGGGCTCAGACGGGTCGGCCATGAAGCGGATGCCCGGGTACGCCTTCTGGATCTCGAGCAGCACGGGGATGATGTCGCGCAGGAGCGCGCCCTTGGCGTAGACCTCGCGGATGACCGAGAGTCTGCCGCTGCCGCTTTGCCCGATGACCTCGCAGGCAAAGGCATGGACGAAGCCCCAGTCAACTCCCGCCACGACGCGCTTGAACGGCCCCTCGCGCATCTGGATCTGATCGTCGGGGAACTCCCAGATCACACCCTCAGCGCCGACCCACTCACCCATGACGTAGCGGCGCTTGAAGTAGTCATCCGCGCCGCTGGCAGCGTCCGCGAGGTAGTCGGCTGGCAATGCCGGGTTGTCAAACGTGCTGGCATGTAGGTAGACGCGATCCTGTGTCCCCGGCGTGAAGCGCATCTTCAGCCAGTGCTTCGGGCTCGCAGGGTTCGTGGCGGCGGCGATCTGGTGATAGCCGATGCCGGGCCATGAGAGACGGCCCTTGACCATCACCCAGTCGCTCTCGGCGCACTCCGCTGCCTCGTCGACGAACGCCCAGCCCAGCTCCACCGATCCCACCTTCGAGGGAAGTCCGGTAATGGGATCAGGGTCCAGGCCAAAGAGCCAGATGCGCGAGCCGTTCGCCAGCTCGTACCAGCGCTCCGTGCGGTTGCTCTTCACGATCTCGCTGCGCGGGATCACGTCGTGGAGCAGGGTGCGCTCTGTCGACGCAGCAAGGCTGGCTGCCGTCTTGCGGAAGATGCCGATGGGGATGCCGGGATAGCGCTTGGCGAGGGCGTAGGCCTTCTCGCAGCCGATGCGGCTCTTGCCCGCGCGGAAGGCGCCGGAGTAGAGGACTTCACTGGCAGTCGAACGCATGAACGTGCGCTGTTGCTCATTGACGAACGCCGGGCCGAGTTCGGCGCGCAGCGCTTGCAGGATCGGGAGCGGCGCTTGCTCAAGCGTCCACATTGGGGCGCTCCTTGATCCATGCATCGATGGCGTCGGCAAGCGCTTCCTTCTCGTGATCGGGCAGGAGCGTCGAGAGGTCGCGCGTCTCGGTACGCTGCGTTGCCTGACCAGAGACGAGCTGGAAGAGCGACGTGGCCTTGTCCGCGGCGAACAGCGCGTCGCGCGGTTCCAGCCGGTCGGCCCTCAACGCCTCGGCTACACGCTGCCACGCGAGATGCGCCACGACGCCGACCTCTTCCGCGAGGTCTTCGCGCGCCTTACGCCGGTACTCGCCAAACTCGGGGCGATCCATCCAGTAGCTGACCGTCTGATGTGGAATGTGCGCCTGCTTGGCGGCCTCTGTCACTCCGACCAACTCGGCAGCCATCACCGTGGCGAGCTTCTGCTTGCGAGTGTAAGGGCGGCGCGGCATCACTTGCCCACCTTGGGAGTGGTGCCCGCCTTGATGACGGCGACGGGCGGCCGGGCAGGCGGGGGAGGTGAGCCGCTTGCCAGTGTGAAGTGGACGGCACGCCGCAGCCCGAGCAGCCTTCTGGCCTCCGCGTTGCGACGCACCACGATGCTCACCCGATCCTGATCGGATGGCCGAGGAGCATGAACAGGACGAGGATCAGGATGGCCGCGATGACCACCCAGAGCCAGGACGGAACGTTCGTCATGCCGTCACCGTCTCACCCAGCGTCACCGCGAGCGGTGTCGGCGTGTCGTCGTCATCGGGAATGACGGCCACGGTGATCCGCTTGCCCATCGTCCGCACGACGACATCTTCAGCGTCGGTGATGTGAACGTCCCAGCCCTCGTCCGTCTGGGTGACGACGACCTTGGCGCTCATGATCTAGCCGAGGGTGACGACGAGGGGGGTAGGGACCACCGGAACGCTGATCGTGATGTCGTCGGAGCCGGCGGTGCGGTTCACGTCCTCGCTGCCGGGATCGACGGTGATCGTGTCGACTGCCGCATCCGCGACGCCATCGGCGACGGAGACGAGCACGACGCCGTTCTCATCGGGCGCGGCCACGACGAGATCGGGGCCGACGGTGATGACCTCATCGGCGAACGGGTTGCGACCGTCCACGAGGATGGGGCGCGGGGTTCCGAGTACGAGCGTGTCTGCCATCTGAGTTCTCCTACTTAGCCTGAAAGGTGGCGGTGGGCGGGATCTGCGCGACGAGCTTTGCGACAGTCGCCGGGCTGGAAGCCTTGGACCGCGCGATGAATACACCGACTGCCACGATAACCGCGTCGATCGCCGCGATCTGATCCGGGTCGATCTTCAGTCCGAAGGTGACGAGCAGCCCGAGGATCGCTCCCACAAGGCCCGTGATGACGATGGGCTCATTCGCCCACAGATCGGCGAGCCAGGTCATGCGGCGACCAGTCGCAGGACGCGACCGAAGATGTCCGGTCCGACGCCGTTCGACGCTGCGAGGCTCGCCGCTGTCTTGCGGAAGATGCCGATGGGGATGCCGGGAGAGCGCTTGGCGAGCGCAGCGAATGCCACCGTGTCGGTCTTGCCGCTGCCCGTGTTCTCCCGGGCGACGATCTCGCCGTACTTGAAGACGACGTACTCGTCGGAGTTCTTACCGATGACGCCGCTCCACCCGAGGTCGAGCGCGGCGCCAGGGTATGCCGAGGCGTTGCCGTTGACGATGGCCGATGCGTCGACCACGCACGCATCGATGACGCTGGTCCCCTCGACGCCGCCGACGATCTTGCCGGTGTACGGCGTGGCGGCTGCCACCGCGGGATCGATGGGCGTCCCGCCGGCGACCGGCGCTGCGACGGGCACGAGGACAGGGACTGGAGGCGCCGCGACGAGGTCGTCGAGCTCCTTGGCGTAGGCCGCTGCCTTGGCGATATAGGCCGACGGGTCCTTGCCCGCCTTGACATCGTTGAGGGCGTACTGAAGATCCTTCACGATGGCGGCCTGCAGGTCGGTGGTCCTGGTCATGTGGTGCCCTCCTAGAGATGTTGCAGCGGGACATAGCCCGCGTCGATATGCCCGAGGCTCAGCGCGAACGCCTTGACCACGGACAGCGGGAGCCAGCGGCCCCATGCGTGGATGTCGGGGTTCAGCGGGTCGTATGTCCTGATCCCGCTCGTCGGGCTGTAGTGGCTGAACCACATGCGGTGCGCGAAAGCGCCGTTGGCCTGGTAGCGGTAGGCGCGCGGCAGCGAGTCGTACTGGCCGGCGAGGATAACGCCGCCGCCGACCTTGAGATGGGCCATCACGTCGGACCAGTCCCAGCCCTGCGCCGCGATGAGCTGGAGGTGCGCAATCGCAGCCACGCCGACTGCCACCTGTTGCAGCGTCTGGCCACCGCCCGGGGAGATGGCCGGAGAAGCGGCGCGATAGACCGTGCCGTCCTTGTCGATGCGCCCATTCGTGGCCCACGCTACGGCGCGCCCGGCGGATGTCGCCGTGCATGTCACCCAAGAGGCGTGCTGGTCATCGCCTTCCCAATCGTTGAGCGGCAGTTTGCGTCCGAAGGCAAGCGGCTGGCTCACGGCAGCGCCTCACCCGCCACGTTGCCCCACTGTACGAGGCCGGTGGAGAGCCCCTGATAGTCGTAGACCGTGGGCGCGCCATAGGCTGAGCCGACCACATTCCCGGTGAAGGCGCAGCGAACCGTGCCAGCCGTCGTGGCCCAGCCCTTATCGGTGCCGCCGGCGACCTCGACCGGCTCGGTGAACAGGTTCCGATCGATGACGCAATCGGTGGACTTGCCAATCGAAAGGCTCGTGACGAAGATCGCTCGCGGGGTCCGGCGGACGACGTTGTGGCGGAAGGTGATTCGCAGGCCTCCGTGCGTGTCGAGGCCGTGCCACATCGGCACGTCAGTGACCTCGTTGTCCGCCACGAGGATGTCGGAGGAGATCGTCCCGATGCCGCCGACGCAGATCCCGTAGGCGTTGTTGCTGACGCCTGTGGACTTCCCGTCGTTGCCGACCCGGTGGATCTTGTTGCGGAGCGCGCTGCCTCCGGTCACACCGATGAGGTAGATCCCGGCATAGGCCACGTCCTCGATCAGGCAGTCCTCGATGGTCGGGTTCACGAGCCCCGCGAGCCAGATGCCCGAGTGCCCCATCCCGCGGATCGTGCAGTTGCGGATCACGACATCGCGAAGGCCACCCGACCCGAAGATGCCATATGTCCCGCCGTCCCACGTCGTGAAGCCCGGTCCCGTGATGACGAGGTTCTCGATGACCTGTCCGTCGCGGTTGACCGTGACGCCCTTGCCTCCGGAGGGCACCGAGACAGCCGTCTGGGCGGGGACGATCACGGGCGATGGCACGACCGGATGCTCCAGCGCATCAAGCCGGGCGGACAACGCAGCCTCGGCCGCAATGGCTCGCAGATACTCAGCCTTGATCGTGGTGGGGATGCTCATGCTGTTACCCCGTCAAGAGCCGAATGACGATGGTGACCATCGCCGAGACGACGATCGAGGTGACCGCCACGGCAATGCCGATCGTCCATTGGGCGCGCGCTCGGTTGGAGTCGTCGCGCCGCCGCAGCTCTGCCGTCTGATTGGCAAGGGCGAGGTCGGTCGCTTCGCGTGTCGCCCGTACCGTCTCGAGCGTCGCAATGCGCAGAGCATGGGCATCGACCAAGACGGTCGTGGACCGCAGGTCGCCCAGAAGATCGGCCTTGAGTGCGCGATGTTCGGCGTCGAACTCGGTCTTGCTCAGGAACGTCAGGCGCAAGTCCGAGAGGGTCGAGCGCCATTCGTTCGACTCGGTCTTGTAGGCCGCGAGATTGGTTGCGAGATCCTTGTGCGTCTCGGAGTGTCCGCGCCAGCGTTCCTTGTTGAGCGCCGAACGGCCACGGGCCCGTTCGTTGATGACTTCGAGATCCGCCTCTTCCAGAGCCTTGAGGTTCTTGCGCCGGGTCATGGATGCCGCTCAACAGGGGCGTTCGGCATTGGGGGTTCTCCGAGAGAATTGCCCGGCCATATCGGGCCGTTCGACCGGGCACGCGGGCGTGGGGCATCACACAGGCTCGTCCGCTGGGGTTGGGAACATCGCGCCAATAGCCGACAGGCTGCGCGGAGTCCACGGGCGCAGCGTACACCCGCTGTCTAGTGCGGGAAGACCACGAACCACACCCCGACCATCACCAGCGCCCAGAAGCACGCTAGGGCGAGGAGGATGCGGGCGCAGCCGTTGTCGTCGGTCATGGCTTGGGGTACAGCAGGGC